GCTGCGAACGGCGGCGAGCAGCAGTTCCTTACCTACGGCTTCCTCGAAGACGACGATGACCGTCAGCTGCCCACCACGAAATCGGCAAGCAGCATGACCCTGCCGGTGGCGGATGATCCATCCCAGGCATACGTCGCACTCGTTGAAGCGGCCGACGAAGACAAAGAGCCGCGCCTGATCCGCGCAAATCTCCCGGGCGGCGCAACGATCTACTACTACGCCTATGTGTCGATCACCGCGACCCCGACGTTGAGCCGCAACAACATCATGACGCGGACCATCACTCTTTCGTTTGCCTCCCGCCCAACCCGCTACAACGCCTAAGGGGTTCCCATGCCGAAGTTTTCCATTGCGCCGAAGCCGACGTTCACCGTCGATGTGGCGATCCCCCAGGTCGGCGGCAAGCCGGCGATGGTGCCGTTCACGTTCAAATACCGTGACCGCACGGCTCTGGCTGAACTGTTCGACACCTGGAAAGAAAGGGCAGAAGCCATCGGTGAACGCTTCAAGGGGACTGAGCCGACGCTTTCTGAAATTACCGCCGCAGAGGTTGAGCAGGGCGTCGACCAGATCAAGGACCTGGTCGTGTCCTGGGGTTTCACCGACAAGCTCAGCGATGAATCCATCACTGCCCTGGTGAAGAGCTGCATCGGCGTATCGGATGCCGTGGTGAAGGCCTACAGCGAAGCCTTCGGCAAGGCCCGCTTGGGAAACTGACCGCCGCCGCCCGTGCGCTCTATGAGTCCGAAGGATCGGCGGAGCAGATGGCCTTGTTCGGCTTCTCGCCGGAGGACTACGACGAAACCATCGAAGTCTGGCCAGACAACTGGCCGTCCTTTCTTGTCATGGATGCGATGGGCACCCAGTGGCGCACTGGCGCATGCGGCGCAACCGGGCTCGATTATGGCGTGCTGCCCAATGTGATGAAGCTGGTCGGTATTCCGGCGAAGGATCGCCCCGGCGTGTTCCACGATATCCGCATTATGGAATCAGAAGCTCTCGCGGTTACGGCGGAAGCCCGCGACAACAGCCCGTGAGAACGGGCACTTATTCAAGGTGAGTCGATGAACATTGCAGAACTCGGCATCAAGGTCGACTCGGCTGATGCCGCCAACGCTGCGACCGATCTCGACAAGCTGACCAAGGCTGGTGATCGCGCTGAGCAGTCCGCCGTCGGCCTGATGAACGAAATGCAGGCGCTGGAGAAGTCACTGTCGAAAGGCGCGACCACCACGCAGGAACTGGCCAAGCAGCGCGAAAACCTCGCGAAGCTGACCAAAACCGGCGCGTACGGCGAGGCCGAGTTCACCAAGATCACCGCGCAACTGGACAAGCAGCAAGCGGCGCTGGCGAAATCGACGCTGGATGAACAAAAAGCGCTGAACAGCCTGCTGGGCGCAATCGACCCGGCGAAGGCGGCGCTGGCCAAGCTGGACAAACAGGTTGAGGACCTGGGCAAGCATCTGGATGCAGGTCGCATCAGCCAGGATGAGTTCACTTCCGCGCTGGGCAAGATCGACAAGGACTACGCGAAGCTCGAAAAAACGGCGACCGGCTTCGATAAGCTGAAGCTCGGCACCCGCCAGGCTCAGGAAAACGTCGTTCAGCTGGGAAATGCGCTGTCCTCCGGCGACTGGGGTAGCGGCGTGCGCGCCGTGGCTCAGCTGGGCGCAGGCGCTGGCGCATCGGCTGCCGGTCTGCTTGCCATTCTGGCACCGATTGCGCTGGTCACCGCCGCTGTGGGCGCGCTCGCCTATTCCTACTACAAAGGCAGCGAAGAACAGGATGCCTACAGCAAAGGATTGATTCTCACCGGCAACTCGGCTGGGGTGAGCGCCGGGCAACTTAGCGAAATGGCACGTCAGGTCAGCGCTACCGTGGGTACGACCGGCCAGGCCGCTGAAGTTCTAGCGCTGCTGGCAGGCAATGGCAAGATCGCCGGCGACAGCTTCGCAGGTATCGCCCAGGCCGCAGTGTCGATGCAGGAAGCGACCGGCAAAGCCGTGAGCGAAACGGTCGCCGAATTTTCAAAACTGGCAGACGACCCGGTCAAAGCGTCTGCAGCACTCAATGAGCAGTACCACTACCTCACGGCGTCGGTTTATTCGCAGATCGCCGCACTGGAGAAACAGGGCGACCACGCAGGCGCAGTCAAGCTGGCAACTGAGCAATATGCCGACGCTATCAACGAACGTACGCCGAGAATCCTCGAAAACCTGAGCTTCTGGGAGAAAGGCTACAACGCTGTCGCCCGGGCAGCGGACAACCTCAAAAATATCGGTCGCCCGGATATCGACGCTGATATCGAGCAGGCTCGGCGTAATCTGGCTTCAGCTCAGGCTGGAGATATCGGGGCGTTTCAAAACCAGAAAGAAATGGTCGAGCTCTATAGCAACCAGCTCAACATGCTGGAGGACCAGAAGGCTGCGGCTGCTGACATCGCAAAATGGGAAGGTGAGCAGGCAAAGGCCCAGGGTGATGCAGTTGTCGCCATGGGCAAAGTGGATGCGCTGACCAAATCCGCATACAGCAACGAGCAAAAGCGCGCGGAGGCACTCAAGGAATACAACAAGCAGCTCGACGACATTCGCAAGGTCGCTCCGACGGATCCCCGGCTGAACCAGGCGGCGATCGATAAGAACATTGCGAACATCAACGAGCAGTTCAAGGACCCCAAGGCGCCGGCCGGCAATGTCGACACCACCGGTTTCAACAACGCGAAGAACGCACTGGCCGAAACCCTGGCCTACTACAAAAACGCCGACAAGGAGTTGGAAGCATCCCAGCGCGCTGGCGTGATCAGCCAGGCCAGTTACACCGAGCAGCGCATCAGCCTGTTGAAGCAGCAGGCCGACGAAGTTGGCCAGGGCTACCAGGCGGAGATCGACGCGCTTGAAGCTGCCAAGGCGAAGAAGGGCACCACTGGTGCCCAGATCATCCAGATTGACCAGAAGATTGCCGACGCCAGAACCGCAATGGTCAAAGCTCAGCAGGACAGCGACAGCGAACTGGCAGTCATTGCAACGAACGAAGAAGGGCGACTGCGCAAGCAGACCTTGGCGGTCAACACATACACCAGCGCCTTGCAGCAGCAGGTCGACACGCTTCGGCAGCAGGGCCTGCGCGCAGCATCAAGCCTCGGCCAGGGTGACCGGCAGCGTGCGCTGACTGATCAGCAGAACGGGATCGACGACCGCTTTAACCAGCAGCGGCTGGAATTAGCCAACCAATATGGCGACGGCTCGCGTGGCATGAGCCTCGACGAGTACACCCAGAAGCTGGCAGCACTGAAGGCCACCCAGCAGGACCTGCACGATACTGTGCAATCTAACTACGACGACATGACCGCTGCCCAGGGCGACTGGAGCGCTGGCGCGTCGTCGGCGTGGCAGAACTACTTGGAATCGGCTCGGGATGTTGCGGGGCAAACGAAGAGCCTTTTCACCAACGCCTTCAGCTCGATGGAGGACGCGATCGTCAACTTCGCCATGACTGGCAAGCTGTCGTTCGCGGACTTCACGAAGTCGATCCTGGCGGACATGGCCCGCATTGCCACGCGACAAGCCAGTTCTGCACTGCTCGGTAGTCTGGTCGGTGCGGCTACCGGCTACTTCACCGGCGGCAGCGGCAATGGTCTCGCTGCTGGTTCCGCGGGCGCGGTGTCGTCAAATGCCGGTGCATCTCAGGCGGGTTATCAAGGCGTCGACTTCTCAGGCTACCGGGCAGCCGGCGGTCCTGTGGCGCGGAACTCCCTTTATGAGGTCAACGAACTCGGTCCGGAACTCTACAACGAGGGCGGCCGGTCGTTCCTCATGACTGGCGCGAATGGCGGCAGCGTTACTCCGCTCACGTCTGGGGCCAACGTTGCCGCAATGGGCGGTGGGAGCGCCGGCAGCGCAGCGCAGATCAATGTCCAGGTCATGGTGGCCAGCGATGGATCGACCAGCTCCACTACCGATGATCCGGCCTACCAGCAGTTCGGTAAGGACCTGGCCGACTTCGTCGATCAGCGTTACCAGAAGCTGGTGGCGGTGGACCTGCGCCAAGGCGGCAAGATCAACCGGGCAATCAAGGGGTAACCCATGGCAATCGAGCGATTCAGTTGGCCGATTGAAAAGGGTGCGACTGGCAGCATCAAGCCGCGCACCCGCAGCAAGCAATTCGGCGATGGATACAGCCAATCCGTTTCGGATGGCATCAACAACAAGGTGCAGTCCTGGCCTATCAGTTACACCGGAAGCGCGGATCGGGTGAAAGAGATCATCGCTTTCCTCGATCGCCATCAGGGGGCAAAGGCATTCCTTTGGACGCCGCCACTCGGCGAACTGGGTCTGTACAAGTGCCCGGACGGCTATCAGCCATCCCACAAAGGCGGCGCGGTCTATAGCCTTGCCGCAACGTTCGAACAAACCTTTCACCCCTGAGGTAACGCCGCATGGCACTGATCACGGACATCCAGAAGCTGGAGCCCGGTGGCGAAATTCGCCTGTTTGAAATCGACGGCACGGAGTATGGCGCCGACGTGCTGCGTTTTCATGCCCATGCGATTCCACATACGCCCGATGAACTGCTGGCCTACGAAGGCTCGGCAGAGGAACTGCCCGCGAAATCGATCTGGTGGCAGGGCAATGAGTACGCGGCCTGGCCGGTGCAGATCGACGGCATCGGCGCCGACAGCAACGGTAGCGCCACGCGGCCGGTGTTCATGGCGGGCAACGTCAACGGACGCATCACGGCGCTGTGCCTGGCTTTCGATGACCTGCTGAAGTTTCAGCTGACCGTGCGCGAAACCCTGGCCAAGTACCTGGACGCGGCGAATTTTCCTGAAGGAAATCCGACTGCAGACCCAACCCAGGAGGCGCTGGAGATCTGGTTCATCGACCAGAAGACCGGCGAGGACGGAGAGGTTGTGCAGTGGGAGCTTTCTTCACCTGGTGAAATCGACAACCACGGGCTGCCGGGGCGCCAGATGACGACCTTCTGCCACTGGGCAATGACCGGGGGCTACCGCGGGCCGAACTGTGGTTACACCGGCGGGGCGATGTTCGATGACGACGACAATCCCACGGACGACCCGAGCAAGGACGAATGCAAGGGCGGTCTGAAATCTTGCAAGTTGCGCTTCGGCCAGAACAACCAACTTCCTCACGGCGGATTCCCCGCGGTGTCCCTGATCGCCAGGAGCTGATCATGCGCAAGCACATCTTGAGCGCCATGACGGCGCATGCGGCCGCGCAGTACCCGCGCGAGGCCTGCGGGCTGCTGCTGGGGATCGGCACGAAGCAGAAATATTACCCGTGCCGAAACATCTCAACCGAGCCGACCGAAGAGTTCCGGATCGATCCCGAGGACTACGCCGCAGCGGAAGACGTCGGCGAGGTGATCGGAATTTTCCACTCGCACCCGGATGCAACCAGTCGGCCGTCCCCACACGACCTGGCTATGTGCGAGTCTACGGCGCTGCCCTGGCACATCATGAGCTGGCCGGAAGGAGACCTGCGAAGCATCACACCGACCGGCAATACGCCGTTGCTCAATCGCCCATTCGTGCATGGCGCTTGGGACTGCTGGCAGGTCTGCGCTGACTGGTACAAGCGCGAGTGGGGGCTGGAGTTCGAAGCCTTCAAGCGGGAAGAGGGGTGGTGGGAAAGTGCGGAGGCTGAAAGCCTCTACGAGTCGAAATATGAGGCGGCCGGATTCGTTCGAGTGGACCGGCCGCAGCGCGGCGACATGATTGTCATGGCTGTCGGCCGCACGGCACACCCGAACCATGCCGGCATCTTCCTCGGCGCCGATCCGGAGCTACCAGGAGAGGAGTTGGCCACTTTTGGCCCGGGGCCATTCCTGCTGCACCACCTGTATGGCAGGCCATCGGAAGTGATTGTGTTCGGTGGGCCTTGGCTTGATCGGACTCGACTGGTGCTGCGGCACAGGTGCGCGCGTAACGCGAAGTGATTGCTTGAGATAAAAGTGTATGGGCAAACAGTATCGACCTCAGAGCTGATAGAAACTAAGCTTGCCTATCGCTTTAACTCCGAGTCTGATTTTATGCAGGGACAGCCAAAGCTGGCTATCGCCGGTTTCGCCGATCAGCGTCGATTAATGTGGGATTCAATCGCACACACCCATGTGGTCAATCAGATCGCGGTACGTCGTCTTTACAATGATATTGACGGCCTCTTAGCCGTGCTTCCGCTCGGCCATCCCGGCCGGCCCTTTGCATTGCATGAGCAAGCGTACCTTTGCGCGTATCTGATGAAATCTGACGCATCATTAAAACTATTTCTGCAAGCTGAAACTGAAGGTTTGCCTCCCATCGCAAAGGCCGTTTCCGCGGCTCATGCCATGTACGTCTGCGGGGAAATCAAGTTGGCGATAAACGAGATTGAGCACGTCAATCTGGATAAGGCTGAGAGTCGCGATCTTTTAGCGGTTGCCGATCAATGTGTGCATTTAGGTTTGTTCAGGCGCGCTCGAGATCTCTACTTGGCAGCCGGCTCAGCAGAAGGTTATGTCGAGCGCATTGTTTGCGCAGCTGAACTCATGGATGAAATTGGAGGGACTGATCGTGAGGTTTCCGACCGGATCGCAACCGCAGCCGAGATAGTCAAAAAAATGTCTTATCATCCCTTGATCGGTTATGACGTCTTTGCAATGCGTGACGAAGGCATATTGTTCCGATTCGTAGTTCGCGATGATATTGAGCGTCTTGTTGATATCGATAGAGAGATCGATAGAGCTCTCTCGGCGCAGTTTGATGGTCCAATTGATAGCCTTTTCTCAATCGGTATTTATCCTCATGCAGAGGGTTCTCTAAAGGAAATTGGAGACGCTTACAATGTCGGTATCTAGCGGCGAGCTCTTGGATCTGGCGAAAGATCTCGTCGGGGGGGAGGGGGAGTGTCGCGCAAGGGCTGCGGTAGGCCGAAGCTATTACGCACTCTTTCACGAGGCATCAGCTACAGCTGAGTTGTTAAAACTACAGCAATGCCCTGCCGACAAAAAACTTGCCACTCACGAGCGTTTGATTTATCGCTATGAGTTGTCAGGCAAAGGGCTTGCGGCAATCGGCCGGACATTACGCAAACAGAAACGGGTGAGAGCAGTTGCCGATTACGATATTCGAGAGGAGTTTCGAGCTGGTGAGGCCAGACTGCACATCGCTAACAGTGAGCGACTACTAAGTGATCTTCGCAGAATTTCTCAAAACGAGATAATTGGGCAAGTTTGAACTTAAAGTCGTCTCAATTGGGTTTTCTTGAGCAGTCAAATACTGCATTCTCGGCATTTTCCCACACGACTGACCTGCATGAAATTGATCGTAGGAGCGCTGGCTGCGTTGAGTGCGCCACCCGATCTGTCCTCGAGGTTGTAAATGGATCTGTCTCGCCTTAACGAGCTCTTTTTCGAGAACAATTGCGTAGCTGCGATGAAGCTCGAAATGGTGGATTTCAAATACAACCTCATGCTGACTATGTCTTCCTCAAAAGAACCAGAAGAGGAGGGCGTGACGACTGTTTTTTATGATGTCAGCTCATTGAACCTATGCGGCCTCGGCGGCGGACTAACCCAATTCATGGACCTCGTCGTGACTCGCATCGACCGCGGTCTGGATAGAATCCGTTACGAGCTAAGGGATATTGAGGACGAAAAAATTTCATTCTATTTCTTCACCTTCAGCGTGCGAGACCATAAGGAGTAAATATGCGGATTGTGATAGGGGTCGTGGCGGTGATGCTGTTGGCGGGGTGCATGGCGCCAACGATGAACGAGGCCAGGCAGAAAGGCCCGGATAAAATTTTGTATTCGAAGAAGTCCGATAAGGCCGTCGCTCAGTGTGTCCAATACGAGTGGCAGAACCAATCCCTGTTCGGAGTAACGCCCGAAGCTACGCTACAGCCCGGTCGAGACAGCGGCTACACGGTGTTCACGGCAGGCTCCGAATATTTCGTCGATATCCAAC